CCAATTGGAATTTGTCGCAATATAAGACTGCAACGAATCAAGAGCCAGTGTTTGATGTCATCGATGCGGCTGGTAATAGTTTTGGAGATAAAACAGTTTATCCAAAATCTGAGTTTGTAGGGACAAAAATATTTTCATACAAACGTGGCTCGGCATTGGACTTGGTACTAGGATTTAGTATAAGTTATAGTAACATTGGCAATTCGATTGCTGATATTAATTTTACTAACAATTTTGAGACAGATGTGTTTACTTACTGGCCAGGGTTACCCACTGGTAAACGTGTGGCGTCCGGATACTTACGCAAGAACTTGACATTAACAGAGTATGATAGAGTTAATGTTTGGGCAACAGTGGCAGAACCTAGTAAGCAGTACCAACATATCTCTGCAAAGTATGATGGACAAACTAGATATTTTGAAATTGATATTACACCAACTACGGAAACATACGAGCCAAATATTAAAGTTTTTGTTAATAATGTCATCATTGACAGAACAGATTTTACAATAGAAACAATTGGTGTTCGCAAAGCAGTTTTTATAGAAACACACAAATTAACCACTGGTGATGCTGTTGACATTGTTATATATAGTAACGAAACCAGTGAACTAGGTTACTATCAAATTCCTAGTAACCTAGAATATAATGCGTTGAATCAATCCATTGAAACCATTACACTAGGACAAGTGAGAGGACATTGGTTCTCTATTGGTAGAAATACACGTGGTGTAATAGGCGAAATTCTTTCAGTTAGTAACCTCAGAGACCTTGATACAAGATTCCAAAGCGGATCAATTTTACAACATAGCGCACCGTCTGTGTATAGTTCATTGTTCTTAATTGATCCACATGTTAATTTCATGAACAGCATTGAACTAGCACGTAGAGATTACACCAAGTTCAAGAATAAGTTTTTAGAGTTATGTCTAACATTAACTGATTTAGATCCAGCTAATCCAGCTGACGGAATTGATACAATATTACAGACAATCAACAATGTTAAAAATACTACATTTGCATGGCATTACACCGACATGGTACCATGGTCTGAAAACTTTATAACAGATGCATATAGAATTAATGATATTAATGTTCGTTCTTACTCAGTGGCCAATGGCTATTCGGCAGTGGGCGAAGAACTTTATCCCAGTGCAGGATTAAGTAATAAAGCTGTATTGGTATATTTAAATGGTACATTGCTTGTAATTGGCAAAGATTATACTCTAGGCTCGGGTTCGCCAACAGTTACGCTCAGTAGTACAGTGTCTTTGGTATACAAAGACTTGCTGACAATTAAAACATATAGAGATACCGATGGTAGTTATGTACCCGAAACACCGACTAAGCTAGGGTTGGCTCCAAAATACATGCCTAGTATCTATATAGATAATACATATAGAGATCCAGTTCAAGTAATACAAGGGCATGACGGCAGTATTACTCCTGCATTTAATGACTTGCGTGATACGTATCTATTAGAACTTGAAAAGAGAATTTATAATAACCTTAAAGTCAACTACGATCCTGAACTCTTTAATATCGATTCAGTTGTGCCTGGACGATTCCGCAATAACGATTATTCCGTTACAGAGTTTAATAAAGTAATTACTACAGAGTTCTTAAAATGGGTTGGTAGCAACCAACTTGATTTTAGTACCAACGATTATTTTGAACCCAACGACCAATTCAGTTGGAACTACAATAGAACAACTGATGCTTACGGAGAATCGATGTTGGGATACTGGAGAGGTATTTACAAATTCTACTATGACACAGATCGTCCACACACCCATCCGTGGGAGATGTTAGGATTAACTATTAAACCCACTTGGTGGAATCCTGTGTATGGATCGGGTCCTTACACAAACACCAACAGCATGTGGGCTGACTTAGAATTGGGTTACAATAGAGGAACAAATACAACAAACAGCATATATGCTCGCCCTGGCTTATCGTCTTACATTCCAGTTGATTCCAGTGGTAACTTATTGCCGCCTCAGGCTAAATTAGTTAGAACGTTTGATGGTGTAGAGTTTGGTCAAAGTTATGCAGTTGGCGATCACGGACCAGTTGAATCTGCATGGAGAAGATCAAGTGAATATCCGTATGCTTTACAACGTGCATTGGCATTGCTAAAGCCGGCCAAGTATTTTGGCCTGTTGTTTAATGTCACTGCCTATAGTAAAGATGTAGTACTCGATCAATACATATTGAATACCAATAACCGTGTTACACCGTCTGCTATTGCTATCAACGGTGAAACCGTTAACAACGAAATAACTCGTGCCGGCAGTTACATAAATTGGATCCATGGTTACTTAACAAATTTAGGATTAGATGGAGCCAGCAAAATACGTAATTCGTTGAATAACTTAGATGTAAAATTGGGTTACAAAGTTGCAGGTTACACTGACAAGAAATATATTACGGCACTGGTAGAACAATTTAGTCCAACTAGTACAAACCAATCTGTTATTATTCCAGATGAAAACTATATTGTGCACTTAAACAAGAGTGTACCGATTCGCCGTGCCACATATAGTGCTGTGATAGTAGAAAGAACTACCACTGGATATTCTATCAATGGATATAACTTAAAGAATCCTTACTTTACTGTTATTCCTAGTGAATTCAATGGTAACTACTATTCAATCGAATCTCTAACAGCTAAAGCATCTATATTCCAAGACTTTAAAAATCAGAAAGTCAGCGTTCCGTATGGTTACGAGTTTTCTAATAAACAACAAGTTGTTGATTTCCTAGTAGGATATCAACGTTACTTGGTATCTCAAGGGTTTGTGTTTAGCAAATACGATGCTGATCTAAAACAAACAGGTGATTGGATTTTAAGTGCTCGTGAATTCTTAACATGGTCGTTGCAAGGTTGGAAGCCTGGTAATGTCATTGTACTAAGCCCAATATCAAATGCATTAAGTATATTTGGAATTGATGCGGTGGTTGATGGTATCACTAACTTGACTACAGATAGTCAAGTTCTAGGACCCAACTTTAATGCTATCAGATTGGATGAGCTGACAGTTCTGCGTGAACCCAGCTTGACTACAATTACCAGTATATCAGGACAGACTATTGCCTATGCTGACTTGAACTTGGTTCAATATGAACATGCATTGGTATTTGACAATGTAACTGTGTTCAATGACATTGTGTATAAACCCGAGCTTGGTAGCAGACAATATCGTTTAAAACTAATTGGTAGCAGAACTGCTGATTGGACAGGGGAACTTAATCCACCCGGATTCATTTACCAGACTGGACAAATTGATGATTGGCAGCCCGAGCGTGATTATGTCAAAGCAGACATTGTTAAATATAAAAATCAAAACTACACAGCGATTGCAAATATTCCTGGTAGTGCAACATTTAAGTTTGAGGAATGGTCTGTACTTGACAGTCAAATTGAATCTGGTTTAGTTCCTAACTTTGCAACTAATGCCAGTAAGTTTAATGACATATATGATATTGATAGTCCGTCAATGGACGAAAATTTCGATAAGTTTAGCAACGGTCTAATTGGTTATAGAAGCAGATCGTATTTAGAAGATCTTGGCATGGATCAAACTACACAAAGTAAATTCTACCAAGGATATATTAAGTCAAAGGGCACCAAAAACTCGTTGGCATCATTGTTCAGTGGACAATTTGATAATTTAAGTAACAGTCTATCTATCTATGAAGAATGGGGTTTACGGGTTGGCGAGTATGGTGCAATCAGTTCGAATCAAAGCATTGAGTTAATTGTCAATGAAGCAGATTATAAGAGTAATCCGGTAACATTCAAATTCTTAAATTCAGGAGATGTGTCAACTGATATTATTAAAACATTGCGTCCCAAGGATCTAGCGAATCGTCCATTGAATTATAAGTCGCCTATTTTCTTAAATAGAGAATTAGGCGAAATGGTTGAAACTGATGTTAAGTCTGCAGGTTATGTCAATGTCGATGATGTCAATGCCCAGTTATATGACTTTAACAACTATTCCGATCTGGCTACAATTTTACCTGATTTGGTCAACGGATATAGAATTTGGGTAGCAAAAGATTTCAATGACGAATGGCAAGTTTATCAGGTTGCGCAAACAACCAATGTAGTTACCATAATAGAATACAGTCTTGACAACAAAGCCAAAATAACAATGGCCGATGACCACGGACTACAAATTGGCGATGTGTTTGCAATTAGAAACTTTGCAACTGGATTTGATGGCTTCTATCAAGTATTAAATGTTGAAACGTCTGACACATTGGTTTGTATTATTCCTGATGCATTAATTACTGTATTACTACGTGATAACGTAGAAAGCCAAGGACAACTATTTACTTTACAAAGATCTCGTTACCGCACAATACAAGATCGTGACACCGACATTACTAAAAATTTCCATACCACTGGCGACCGTGTATGGGTAGACAACAATGGTAGCAATATTTGGACTGTATACGATTATTCAGGTGGCTCGGTTGGCAATTTTAGTGGACCGCACAGCTTCTGGGGAATCGAAGATAGATCTATTACTCTACGTTCCACAGGATTACCTTATCACTCATATGGCAATGTATCTATAGATGTCGATGCAGTGACACAAAACTATAATAGAACATGGCCTTTAAATGCTGGTGCAAACGTGGCAGCCACAGTATCTACATCGACTGGTTCGGGTGTTGTTGGATTCTGGTTAAACGGAGTTGCCATAGTTAGTCCTAATGCAGGATCCGTGACTCCCGAGGGATACTTAACAGTACCCGGTTTAACGTACAATCTTGGATACGGAAATTATAATTTTAATGTTGACCGTGCCGGCGGAACTACCAGCAGTACAGGACAATATTATTACTATGGTTACGATTTTGCTAGATCTTGGGCTACTGGATCAGGATCAACAAACTTGTCTACCACAGATGCAGAAATTAATAATATTAACTATTTCAGTGGTGCATTAGCTCACGACACAGGACACAGTAAAATCATTGGATTTGCATTAGATGGATATCCAATTTATGGTCCTTACGGATATGATTCAAATGGCGGAATTAGAAGAATGGTCACAGGTTATTCTTTAAAAGATCCGTCATATAGAGATGCAACTGAAGCATGCGACCTAGACACATATCCAATGGGCATGTTTATCGATGATTACACGTTTGACGGCAACGGCGATCTAGATAAACACAACGGACGTTATTGTATAACACCAGACTATCCGAATGGGACTTATGCATACTTTACTACCATTGATGCGACCGGCGATACTGCATATCCTTATGCGATCGGTCCAACATACTACGGGCCTATTCCGGAAGTGGGCAACTCGTTAGTGGGCGGAGCTGGCAAACAGCCAATAACATTTACGTCGATGTCTAATGTGGTTTGGACAGAAGCAGATGTACAAACAGTTACAGTTGATATCAACAGCATTGCAGGTATATATATGTTTGACAACGTCAATAAAAAGATGTTGGCACATCTAGATTATATTGATCCTCGTAAAGGCAAAGTATTAGGTACTGCACAAGCTGATCTTGACTTTGTATCTACCTTTGACCCTGCAAAATACAATCAAGGCACACTTGATCAACTTCCTATAGAAGAAGATTATCATTGGAGTGACCGAGAAGTTGGATCGGTATGGTGGGATATCGATGCTGTGCGTTATTATGATTACGAAAAAAATACGTTAGACTACAGAATTGAATATTGGGGAAAGGTATTTCCTGGCAGCAGTATTCATGTTTATGAATGGATCGCTAGTAATGTATTGCCATCTGCTTATGTCAGCTCGGGTGGCGACGGCACGCCGAAGTATGCAGACGACAGTGCTTATGTAATGTTATCTTATGTTGATACCAACACTGGCATTATTAAAACCAAATACTATTACTGGGTTCGAAATAAAGTTGCTAAAACAATGAGTTCTAAGACTCATAGTGTCGCCGCATTGGCAGATATTATTGCCAACCCAATAACACAAAACATTCCGTATGCCGCAGTATTAAAAGATAACAGTATTGCACTTTACAACATTGGTAGCTACTTGTCAGGTACGTCAACGTCATTGCATATCGATTATCGTATCAAACTGTCAGACAACATTGTTCACAGCGAATATGACTTATTCCAACAGGACAATGAATCGGCTGTGATGCACCCTAGGATCGAAACTAAACTAATTG